AAAGCCCCCGGCCCAGACCTGCCAGTAGCCGTGGTCGGCCCAATGCTTCGCCGCCATCACCCGGTAGGGCCTGCCGTGCCAGACGATGACATCGCTGCGCTGGCTGTCGGCGTCGTCGCAGTGCAGTTCCTGGCCGCAATACACGACGATCACATTGTTCAGGCGGCTGCCTTCCGGCAGCACGGCCAGTTGATCCTTGCTGGCTGGCTGGACGATCCCGGCCCGGTACAGAATGGTTGGCGCTGTCGGCACCCATTCGCCCTCGTCGAACGAGCCGGTGGCACGCTCGACTTGGAAGGGCTGCGCGAAATCCGGGTCGGTCATGAGTTCGGCGATGTCATTCATGAGGCAAAACCCCTCGCGTTTATTATCAATTGTGATAACATATAAGATATGAAATACAGTGAATTTCGTCGCTACCTAAAGTCGCTTGGCGCGGTCTTTGCCCCGGCAAAAGGCTCGCATTTCAAGGTGACGTTGAACGGCAAGACGACGATATTTCCTGACCACGGTTCAAAAGAAATGAAAACCGGCTTGGTTCAGGCCATCAAAAAAGACCTCGGCATCCAGTAAGGAGAAGGACATGCGCTATCCATTCACCCTGATTCCCGATGAACAAGGCGGATTCGTCGTCGACTACCCGGACTTTCCGTTTGTGCACTCCGCGGGAGATACGGAAGAGGAAGCCATGCGCGAAGCATTGGACGGGATTGAATCCGGCATTGCCTTCTTTTTCGATGAGCGCCGCCCGGTTCCCCTCCCCTCCAAGCCAAAAAAAGGGCAAAGAACGCTCACGCTGCCGGCAGTCACCGCGGCAAAGGTGCTGCTCCACAACGAAATGCTGGCGCAGGGCGTTAAAAAGGCGGAACTTGCGCGCCGCCTCGATGTTGCCGCGCCGAACGTCGAGCGCATTTTCCGGGTGCGTCACAAAACGCGGTTCGAGACGCTGGAAGCGGCTTTGGCCTGCCTTGGCAAACGTCTTGACATCAGCCTTTCGGTCTAAACATCGCTTTTCTCCCCAAGCTCCCAGGCGATGCTTTCCGACAGCTGACCTGAGTCGATCAACGGTTTGTCTATTGGCCCAGCGGTAGCGCCCTTAGAAGCTGCCCGCCTCTTCAGCGCACGGTTGTAGCCCTTGTTCCGCTTGCGCTCGCGCGCCTTGATCGTGGCCGCCTTGAGGGACTCGAAATCGCCGTAGCGGATTTCGCTCTGGGTATCGCCTTTTGCCATTTCGCCAAGCTGCCCGAGGGCTTGTTCCGCCGTCATTCGCCCGCGCAGAATCTTTACCAAGTTGGCACGGTTTAACTCGGCGTACTTCTGCCGGTTGCGCCGGATGGCGACCCGCAGAAAGGGCCGCTCCGGGATGCCCTGCGACGGCGAGCCGAATTCATGCACGGCGGCGATCATCGCCACCGATGTGCCGTCTTTCTCACGCCCTCCGTCCGGCACGCCGACATTGACCACGCGACCGTCGCCGACGAGGCGCTGGCGCAGCCGGTCGAGAGCCTTCGGGTCGATGTCCTTGAGCACCTTCACGGATACGGAGGCATGCCGGCTCATACGGACAGCGCCCCCATGCCAACCTGACGGCGCAGGGTGAGGTACTTCTGGCCGTAGAGGGTGCGGTAGAAGGGGTTGTCGGCCTGCTTGGCGAGCAGCCCGGCATCCTTGCCGATGCTCACATCGCCGACCCGCTTGTTCAGGGTGTCGCTCGCGCCGCCGCCCTGGGCGGCCTGTACCTTGGCCCGCGTCAGTTCGTGGGCAACGAAATTGGCGACCCCCTCCGGGTAAAGATCGCCCCAGCGCTCGATGTCGAAGTGGGGCGCTGCCCGGCTGATGAAAAGCCGGAGGCGCTCATCAGTCTCGCCCTCGAACTCCGGGAATTGCGTCTTGAATTCGGACGGGGTCATGAGCGTTTATTCCTTGGCCGCCGGCTTGACCGGCTGCTTGGCGACGCGCAGCCAGCCTTCGTCGAAGTAGTGCGCAACGACCGGGGATTTCCGGGCGGCAGTCACGAAGGCGTCGTCCGCCTCGGCGCTGCCGTTGACCAGCTTGTTCTTGTCGGCGGCGTCCTGCCGGGCGGCGGGAATGGTGACTTGCGTAGCGCCGCCCGCAGCGACTACCGCGAGACTGATGTCGTGTTCGCGGGTGTTTTCAAGGGTGATTTTTGCCATGTTTCCTGCTCCTGAAATGGAAACGGGCGACCCGAAGGCCGCCCGCCGTGGTTGTTTCCGCCCGGCTTAAATGCCGTCCATGTAGTAGGCCGATTTCGGGTAGCGGAACTCGACGCCCGAATACTTGTACTCGCCCGGCACCTGCACGGCGAGGCCCAGCAGTTGCGGCGCGAGGAAGCGCAGCGCCAGCGGGATGTGCATGACCAGCCGGGTATCGGATTTGACATAGGCCATCATCCGGCGGCTTTCGCCGACGCCCGCCGTATCAAGACCAAAGCCGGGCTGGAAGCGGATATCCTGGCCGCGCTCGACCTTGGCGATGTTGTTCTCCTTGATGTACTGGAGAATGGTCTTATCGCTGTTGTCGGAGCGCGGGGTGCTGGCGATGTAGGCGTAAGCGCCGGGGGACATCACTATGTCCGTCACCTGATCGTTATAGGCCGTGTTGGTCCAGATGGTCAGGATGATGGCGTTGATGTCGGCGAGAATCTGCGCCGGCGTCTTGCCGTTCTGCCAATCGCCGACCGGGGCGTTGCCCTGCGGCACGTTCCCATTGTTGAACAGGCCGGTAACGCCGGAAGCCTCCTCGCCGAACAGGCCGACATCGTTCATATGGCGGCGGTAGCCGTCGATGGCGGCCGAGAGCTTGCGCTCGTTGATCGGGCGGCGCAGGAAGGCGGTGCGGCGCAGTTCCTCGGTGGTGTAGTCGTAGCCGATATTGCCGTTCATGACCGGGAAGGACTTGTCGGCATAGGCGATATCAACCAGGTTGATGTCGCGTCCCTTGCCGGCGGTGCGTTTGCCGCGCCCGGCGTAGTCGTAGATTTCGTAGCGGATGGAATCGGCATACTCGCCCGCCTCGTAGCTGATGGGCAGCAGTTGTTCATACTGCATCGGCATGTACTGCCGCTCGAACCCCTGCGTTTCGGTGTAGGCGAGTTGCGAAACCATGAAGGCCAGAGCCTCCTGGCTGTCGCGGCCATTGATGCCATCGCCGACGATCAGGCCGGCGAGGTTGGGATTGGAACGCAGCGCATCGAAGGCGGCATAACGGGCTTCATCGACCGCGACCACGCGGCCATCGCCCAACTGGACTTTCTTGATAGGCATGGATTTCCCTTTCTGGAAATAAAAAACCGCCCGAAGGCGGTTTCATGCGTTGAACGGGTGCGCCAATCAGCCGGCGATGCGGACGATGCCGATCTGGCCGGCGGCGGTCGTGGTATCCCAGACCGCGCCGGGAACCGCGACGCGGCCCGCGCCCGCATCTCCGCCGGTCGTGGAGCCGAGCTTGCCGTTCTGGGCAGTGACAGAAATCACGCCATCGCCGCGCGTGGCGTTTTCAAAGGCAACGGCATAGACAAAGCCGGCGCGCAGGACGGGAACCGCGTCTTTCTCGGTGTAGCGGACGTTGTTGCCGGTATCCGCCGGGCGGATCGCATGGCGCACGGAAATGCCGATGATCTTGTCAGCGTCGGCGACCGGTGCCTTGCAGGTATCGTTGGCAGCGGAACGCGCCACGGCCACGCCGAAGTCGATGGGGATAGCCTGGTCGTTGATCAGGGTCACCATCGAGGTGGGATTTGTATCAACAATCTGGCCGGCGTAACCGAGGTCACGCAGCCGTCCGCCGTAGGTGCTCAGGTCGGGTTTGGACATTGCCACTCCTTAAGGTTGGATTACTGCTGCCAGGCTTGCGACTGGCGAGCCAGGAACTTGTCGCGGCCCGTCAGTTCGGCCCTGGAATCGGCGGCCTTGCCGGTCAGGGCATCGGCGACGGCGGCGTCATTGGCGCTGACCTCGGCGTCGCTGGCCTTGGTTTTCACGGCGGCGGCCAAGGCGTTGAAGGCGGCGCGCACGCTTTCCGGTTCGGCGCTGTCGAGCGCCTTGCCGGCTAGCACCGCATCGGCCACGGCCTTTGCGGTCGCGTCCTTGCCAACCAGCGCGCCGATTGCCTCGCGGCGGATGGCAAGGCAAGTCTTGCCATCGGTGACGATTTCCGGCACCAGGCGCTTGGCATCGCCGATCAGCTTGGCCCAATCGGCGACCATCGCATCGCGGGCCTCCGGGGTGATCACATCTTTTTTCAGGGCCTCGATGTCGGCGTTCGCCTTGTCGAGCGCGACCTTGAGGCCATCCGCCTCGGCCGCCTTGGTTTTCAGCGGGGCCAAAGCGTCGCGGGCTTCGTTGCGTTGCTTGACCAGGGTGTCGATGACGCCCGCCGCGGTGTCTTCCACCTCCAGCGGGATGCCATCCACGGTGACTTTACGCTTTGCGTCGGGCATCTTGTTTCCTTTCAAATCGGGTTGAGAATCTGCAATTCGGCATGCCGGGCCGCACCGGGCGGCATCCACAAGAGCCACGTGGTTGCCGCGAATGGCCCGCTGAACGCCGTCGTAGGCGCGACCGTCGGCTGTCGCGCCGGGCGTCATGTCGAGATCGAAGGTGTAGCCGTTCGATAGCTGCACCTTTCCGGATTGCACCGCCTCGATGGCGTCTTTCGACCGGATCACCAGCGTCCCCGTCATGAGGTCGCCGGCGCGGGTCACGTCGCGCACCTCGCCCACTGCAAGGTCTTTCCAGTTATCCGCTGTGACCGTAACGGGCGGGTGCTCGATCGTGATGGGTTTGCCCTCGAAGCTGGCAACGCTGGCCGCGTCGAAAACCTCTTCCGGCGGGCGGTGCAGCCGGATGATCTTCATCGGGGCCATGCCGTCGGCGTCAAGGCCGAGTTCGTAGGCTCGATATTCCTGCACGCCGGTTCGCGCCAGATTGCCGGGCGCCACCAGATAGCCTTCGTCCGTGACGCGCCGGCTGGTCAGCGCCATGTAGTCGCGGGCTTGGATGGTTTTTTTGGTCATCAATCCCCCTTCGCGGTCATCCGAACATCGCGCTTATCGTTGCGGCGGCGGCCATTGCAAGAGCGCTGCCTGACGCAGAAATAGCGCTCGCCTCTTCCGATTCGTCCGGATCGTCCAGGTCAAATATCGGGATGGCGATGCATCGGCAATTGACGTCATGCCCCGGATGCCCAGTTGGCGGCGGCTTGTCCCACCGGAAGGTTTCGCCGTCATTGGCCGCGTGGTCGTCTCGCACGCGCTCGTCGCCGGATGTCTGCCAGATGTAGCGCTCGATACCGAGAGACATCTGCCGGATTTGCGTCATCGCCCCGTTCATCTTGCTGGTCTGGTCGCGGGCGATCAGCTTGGCCCGGCTCTCTGTCACCTTGCCGATGCGCTCGACCTCTTTTGCCAAATCCTCGAATCGCATGCCGCGCTCCATGTTCTTGAGAAGCGCGTCCTGAATCTTGTCGAAGTGCTTATCGGGGATCGACTTGATAAGGGCGACGTTTGCCTTCGTGGCCGCCTCGGCGACCGACTGGATCGGCCCCTGTCGGGAAAGAAAGCCGCTGATGTCGATGCCGACGGATGCCTGCACGGCGCTTTTCAGCCCTTCATCGGCCGCGTTCAGGCTGCGCCGTGTCGCCGCTTCCGCGAGCCGCTGGGCAACGCCGCCGATGCCGCCGAATTGGCGCTTCATCGCAGCGATACGCGCCTCGATGGTGTTGCCGGCAAAGCCCGCGCGATCCCTGACCATGCCATCGCCCACCCTGGCATACAGCGGTTCCAGCCGTTTCAACTCCGGCAGCAGTTCTTCCCGCGCCACTTGTCGGCACTGGGCGACGATGGCGAGAAGCTGCGTCTTGTACCAGAGTTCAACCTTGTGCGAGGGCTTGACCGGCTTCAAGCGCCGGTCGCGCCGCTTGCGCAGGCCGCCGGGCATGGCCCGCGCCAGATGGCGCAACTGGATATAAGCCATTTACTCATCCTCCTGCGCCGCCGCCTTTTCTTCGCCCGCCTCGCCTTCCTCATCCAGCGGCTTGGCGAGTTCCTCGACCAGCGCGATGTCCTCGTCGGTCATGTTGCGGTAGGTGCCGCGTTCCTTCAGTTCGCGGGCAACCAGCGCCTCGGCGACGACGCCGGCATCCAGATACGTCTTGTCGCGCTCGGCGCGGGTCTTTTCGACCGTCGCCTGTTCGGTTTCGGAAAGCTGCCAGAGCGGGTTGAAGTCGAAGCGGAAGTCGTCGGGCATGTGGCCCAGTTCCGAGCGCACCAGCACCTCGTACAAGCTTTCCATCGGCGGGCGCAGTTCCGCTTCCTGACGGGCGGAAACCATGTCGTAGTAATTACTGATGTCGCCGGCTCCGGTGGCGTTCAGCCCTGCCGCCGACTGTCCGAACAGGCGCGTCATGGGAATGTCGGCCGCGCCCGATATGTCGATCATGAATTGCTGGATCACCTTGTCGAGATTGGCGAAGCTGTTTTGCTTCTTCTCGTAGCTCTCCGTGCCGTCGAGCAGCAGCAGGCGGTTGAAGGACTTCATCATCCCGGCGACCTGAAACCGCTTGGTCAGGATCGCCTCGCCATCCTTGCGCGCCAGCACATCGGCCAGGCCCTCGGATTTCACGACATCGACGTTGGCCTCGAACAGCATGGTGGCGACGGCCTGCGTCGCGGTGTCACAGTTCATCAGGCTGTCCATGACGTGTTGCAGGGCCGAATCGTCCCACAGGCCGTTTCTGAGCCAGGCGAAATACGGCAGCTTGTCGCCGTTGAAGCGCAGCAAGCGGCTGTGATGCACCTGCACGGCCGATTCCGCCAGCACATAGTGTTCCGGCAGGCCGAAATTCGGGCTTTCAAGACTACGGCAAAGCGATGCGCCCGGCGACAAGCGCCAGCGATCCACGACATGCAGATAGCGCAAATCGCCTTGGCCGATGCGTGTCACGTCCAGGGGCTTCGCCAGATTCTTGTCGCGGGTGCCGATGATGATGACCGCGCCACCGTAGAGTCGCGACCAGCGCAGCGCCTCGTTGATCTTGCGCTTGACCGCGAATCGCTTCTCGGCCTGCTCGATGGCCCATTGCAGTTGCCCCGAATCGTCGTCGAAGATGACGTGCAGCCATTCGCGGGTCATGTCGTCGGCCACGGCATTGACGATCTTCTTGGCTAGCCAGCTCCCACGGTACATGTTTTCCAGTTCCTGCCGGGTCAGGAGGCGCGGGTCGGCCCAGACGGAATAGGATCGCTTGTCCCTGTTCGTGCCGAGGCCGGCGACGACGTTTTCCAGCCCGTCGCCGACCGGCCGCCGGGTCATGGCGAGCGCGGCATCGGCCGTCTTGACGTGTCGTTTCGCCATTCTTGGTTCTCACAGGTTGTCGTAAATGCTGCGGCGCTTGGCCAGCATGTCGTTGATGGCATCGACCATCGGGTCGATCTGGTCGTCGTTGGCGTGCGTGTCGTCGGCGGTGAAAGCCTCGCACTCGGCGACGAAATCATTGACCCAGGGCGTGGCCTCCGGGATGAACACCAGCCCCGACTCGATGTAGCTCACCACGTCCATGACGCGGGTCAGCTTGTCCTTCGTGCGTTCGATGCTCTTGACCGGGATGCCACCGGAAGCCTGAATGTCCTGGATCAGCCCGGTGCCGCTCGATTTGTCCTCAATCAGCAATTGCCGCAGCGGCGAATCGAAATCGCCGGTTTCCCGGTGCTTTCCCCAAAAGGCGATGGCGCGGCGCTTCAGTTCCGGCGCCGGCCACTTGCCACGGATCATGTCCAGCAGGTAGATGCGGCCATCCTCGCCCAGCCCCCAGCACTGGAAAACGCTGTAGTCATTGCGCTCGGCGGTTTTCTGGGCCGTGTCGGCGAATATCTTGCGATAGCGTAGCGGCGGCGCGACCGTGTAGCGCCCGAAATGCTTGCCCTGGATGATGTCGCCGCCCAGGGGCGAAGGGCGCTGCTGGTACTGGCCGGTGAATACGTAGCGATCCTTGGCCTCAAGTTCCAGCAGGTCGGCCACCGGCTCCTTGTAGGGCCAGTAGCTGAATCGCCCCTGCTCATCCTGCTCTGAGCCGTCAATCAGTCCCCCGTAGCATTCCGCCAGGTCGGCAACATAAACATCGTCGATCAACGCCGGAATGGTGACGAACTCCCATTCCCCCGGCACCTTGCCGGCCTTGATAAAGGCTCTGTAGGAATTAGCTGTTGATAGGATGCCCGACCGCTTCAGCCAAGCAGAGTTGTGGGGTAATGGCGGTTTTATAGCGTTCGATCATGCGCCGCCAGCCCAAATAGCTCTCC